CATCCTCATTCCGGGAGAGCGGGAGACGGAGACAGTGCTGCAGCGGTTCGCATGGGACCAGATCGAATACGCCGGAGAGGCTGCGCTCATGCCGAAGGCGGAAGCGAGGGGGAAGAGCGATGCAAATTGATATCGAGCTGGAGGACTTCTGCTCGCTGGCGTGCCCGGACATGGAGATCGCCCGGTACATCCAGGGGGACGCACGCGGCGGAATGGCGGCGGTCTTTTACTGCCAGAACGAAAAGAAATGCCGCAGGATCGCGGAAGAAGTGCGGAGAACGTGCGCGGCGGTCTCCGGCGGGAAGGAAACGCTCATCCAGACGAAAACGAAAGGGGAGAAATGACATGGCGGTATCTGTGCAGATCACGATCATCATCTGTCTGACGGTCATCATCCTGGCCTTCATGCCGAGGCGTTAAAAAATGCTATACGTTGAGCATTGCGTTTTAAAAAGGCAGTACAGGGCATCGCTGGAGGCATATCGCGCGGTGCTCGACGAATGGGAACAGCTTTTCGCCAGGACGCAGCCGCACGGGCAGAGCACGGACGCGGTGCGCGTGCAGACCAGCCCCACGAACGACGCGCTGGACAGGTATCTCGCAGAGAAGGAGCGGCGTAACATCGACAGCCGGATCAAAGAGGCGCGGGCCATCGCGGAGAACCGGAAGGCGCTGCTGGACAACGCGCTGGAGGCGCTGACGCGGTCGCAGGAGCCGATGGACAGGGTATATTTTCTCCGGTTCTGCCGGGGGTTCAGCGTGGAACGAATCGCCCAGGAGGTGCACTACAGCGAGAGCCACGTTTACCGCATGCTGCGATGGATACGCAGGAACACGAAAGAGAGGGAATAATGGCAGAACTGCAAATCGTCTACATGGACCCGAAAGCGCTGACGCCCTACGAGGGCAATGCGAGACGGCACGCGCCGCACGACGTGGACGCCATCATCGCCAGCATTGAGAAGTTCGGATTCGCCGACCCCATCGGCATCTGGGGCGAGAAGAACATCATCGTGGAGGGTCACGGGCGGCAGATCGCCGCGCTGCAGATGGGACTCAGCAGAGTGCCATGCATCCGGCTCGACCACATGACGGACAGCCAGCGGCGCGCCTACGCCCTGGCGCACAACAAGACGGCAGAGCTGTCCGAGTGGGACTTCGGGAAACTGGACGAAGAGCTGGCGCGGCTGCAGATCGAGGAGATCGACATGGGCGCGTTTGACTTCGATCTGACGGAGAACACGGACGCCGGTGCGCTTGACTTAGACGACGAAGAGCCGCAGGAGCGAGAGACGGGCCGTCAGATGCACTGCCCGAAATGCGGCTTTGTTTTTGAGGTCTGAGCATGAAGATATGCGCATACGTGCAGAATGTCTACGCAAAGCAAGCATACAAAAACGAATGCATGGACACGAGGCAATTCGTCGGGCTGCGCGTCATCATAGACGCGCTGAGACGCGCTGGGTATGAGACAGAGTGGGCCGGAGCAGCAACGGTGCATGAATATGACGTTGTACTGGTGAGCCTGACGGCGGATTGCGATTGGTGGCCATGGATTCAAGAGCGCTTGACGTGGCGGCGTGGCTCATACAAGGTTATCGTCGGCGGTGCTGGCGTGCTGCATGTCACGCCATTCACAAGATTCGCAGACTATTTCAGCCTGGGGCGCGGCGAAGAAAGCATCGTAAACCTCGTCAGAAAGCTGGATGGCAAAGAGGCAGAGCCTGATGACAGCATTATCGAGAGCGCAACATTTTCGCCCGACAATGTGTACCACATCCGGCAGACGGATGAGGTGTATCCGCACAGGATAGAGCTTTCAAACAACAAAAACGGATTTCTTGAGGGCGCGATTGGATGCAACCACAGATGTCTTTTTTGCGGATACACTTGGCAAAGGAAATTCGTGAGTACAAAAAAATACTATCAGATGGACGACAGTCTGTTTGGTAATATCGCAGACAGAGAACGGGCCATGCTTGACATCAAAGAAGACCCGGAGAGCGTAGACTTTTCAAAGCTCAGGACGACCGCGATTGACGGAATGAGCGAGAGACTGCGGTACATGGTCAACAAGCGGATCAGCAGAGAGATGATGGCCGATTTTATCAGGCTCATGCTTGCGTCAGACGCGAAGCCGCATCAAATCAAGTTCTATAACATCGTCGGATACCCGACAGAGACAGAGGACGACTGGAGAGAATATCTGGAAACGCTCAAAGAGGCAGACACAGACGCGAAGAAAGAAAAACAATGGAGCATCGTCCTGCATTCTACGCCATTCAGAGCAATGCCGGCGACGCCGCTTGCGTGTGCGCCGATGAGCAAAAAGAATTACAGAGGCATCATAGGATCGACGCTAGGTAAGGGACTGAAAGGCAATATTATCTTTCAGGGATGTGGTATCTGGAGCGTGGAAAGCATGGGCACGGATGGCCTGTCAACAGTGGAGCTGTCCGCACTGGCACACAGAGGGAGCGAGAGCGACAGCGAAAACATAGCGAAGCTCTGCGCCACAAAAAAATTTTGGGCGGCAAGTAGCGCCGTCAAAGAGGCGACGCTTGAAAAATACTTTGACATGGATTATCTGTTCAGCGAATTCACACCAGACACGCTTCCTTCAAGGTATTTGAGGTCATATTGCAGAATTGAAGAGACGTGGGCACGCCCGGCATGGCGTGAGCCGTGGATCATCAAAAAACCTGACGCCGAAAACATGATAAAAAATACCACAAAAACGCGCTTATAATTCAAGCTGCAAAACGAGCCGCCGGACGAGGGCGGCTTTTCTCGTGCAAGGAAGGGAGAGAAAGAGATGGACGCAAAAGAGATGGCGGCATTCCTGGCGACACCGGCGGCGCAGGTCGCCCTGGTCATCGGCATCGCGGAGGTCTGCAAACGGCTGGGCGTTCCGGCGCGGCTCATTCCGGTCATCGACCTGGTGCTGGGCACGGTCACGGGCCTCACCGTATACCACGGCGGGCAGGGCGTGGAGCTGGTCACCAGCGTGATGATCGGCCTGGCTATCGGCCTCAGCGCGTGCGGCCTGTTCTCCGGCATCAAAAACGTGGCGGAGTACGCACGCGGAGAGGAAGACGGCGACCTGGACGGGCATCCGTTCTGAGGGCTGAGACATGATCGACAACGCGGAATTTGTCGAGACGGCAGCAAAGGCCGTCGAAGAGAAGTGGGGATACATCTGGGGAACCAGCGGCCAGCTCTGGACGGCGCAGAAACAGGCGAACGCCACCAGAGAGCAGACCGTCCGCTACGGGAAGAAATGGATCGGCCACAAGGTGGCGGACTGCAGCGGCCTGGTGCTCTGGGCCGTGAAGCAGCACGGCGAGACCGTCTACCACGGATCGAACAGCCAATGGCGGCATGATCTCAGCGAGAAGGGCGAGCTGGAGGACGGGAAACGCACGGACGGCGGCACGCTGCTGCCGGGCATGCTGGTCTTCAAAAACCGGGAAGGCGACCGCTACCACGTCGGCATCTACGCGGGCGGAGAGACGGTCATCGAAGCCAAAGGAACGCAGACGGGCGTGGTCACATCCAACATCCGCGAATGGGATGAGTGGGGCACGCTGCTGTGCGTAGACTATCACGACGGCAAGGCGGTGGAGTTCATGCTGGAAAAGGGCGACCGGGGAGAGGCGGTGCGCACGCTGCAGAAGCGGCTCAACGCGCTGGGCTTCGACAGCGGAGCCGTAGACGGGATCTTCGGCACAAAGACGGAGAACGCGGTGCTGGCCTTCCAGGAGGCAAACGGCATCGCGCCGACGGGCCGGGCGACGGAGGCGACGCTCACCGCGCTGTACAGACAGGCAGAGACACCGGCAGAGGCAGAGCCGGAAGAGAACATGATCGATGGGATCACGGCGGAGCTGCTGGAGGCGCGTGGGCACATCGACAAGGCGCTGGAGGCGCAGGCGCGAGCGGTGGCCATCACGCGGTGAAAGACGGACGCAAGCGCACGGACAGGACGTGGGCGGTGAGCTTTTACACCAGCACCGGCTGGAGGAAGTGCCGGGAGGCTTACGCGAAAAGCCGCGGGAACCTCTGCGAGAGATGCGCAGCGCGCGGGCTGATCGTTCCGGGCGACGAAGTGCATCACAAAGAGCGGCTGACGCCGGAGAACATCGACAACCCGGCGGTGACGCTGAACTGGAACAACCTGGAACTGCTTTGCAAAGCTTGTCACCTGGACGAACACGAGCGGCGCGCAAAAATGCGCACGGACGCCAGCGGGCACGTCGATTTATAGCCCCCCTTTGTTTTACGCGGCGGCCCGGCTTGCACTACTCCGGGCTTTAGGTAAAAAAAACTAGACACGAGAATCGCATATTTTTTGGAAAGTAGCCCAGACTTTACAGGAAGGAGGCAGGGGCATGGCAGAACAAAAGCATGTCACCCTGCAGGAACAGGCGAACGCGCTGCTGGAGCGCGCCGAAGAAAAGGGACTGCAGACGAATTTCTTCTTCAAGACCACTTTCAAGCGCTACCAGGTTCAGATGCAGATCCTCTCAGACCTGGAAAAGCACATCCGTGAGGAAGGCGCGACCGTCACAAAGGAATACGTCAAGGGACGCGGCAACCTGTACGCAAATCCAGCCGTTTCCGAGTACAACAAGACGGCGGTCGCCGCCAACGGCACGGTGATAACCCTGATTAAGATTCTGAACGCCTTTGAGGGAGAGACGGACGGCAAGTCCAAGCTCATGCAGATGCTGGAAGAGCTGAACGGCGATGAATAACGCCATTCTGGAATATTATCAGCAGATCAAAGACGGCAGCATCACCGTCGGCAAATGGGTGCGGCTTTTTTATGAGTACATCGTAAAGGGACTTCAAGAGAAGTCCTTTTTCTTCGTCCCGAAAAAGGCGAACAGCGCCATCCGGTTTATTGAAACATTCTGCCACCACCACGAGGGCGCGCTCGCGCCCGGACTGATCCGGCTTGAGCTTTGGCAGAAAGCTATGATCTCCGTACTCTTCGGCATCTGCGACAAAGACGGCACGCGGCAGTTTCGCGAGGCGTTTGTGTTGGTCGGGCGGAAGAACGGCAAGACGCTGCTAGCGGCGGCCATCTCTGAATATATGTCTCTGATGGACGGCGAATACGGCGCGCGCGTCTTTTTCTGCGCGCCGAAGCTGGACCAGGCGCGCCTCTGCTATGACGCATTCTTCCAGATGCTCCAGCAGGAGCCGGAGATCGCGGCCATGGCAAAACGGCGGCGGACGGACGTCTACTTCGAGGCGTCGAACAGCTCAGCCATGCCAATCGCCTTCAGCGCGAAGAAGTCCGACGGCCTGAACCCGCACCTTTCCGTCTGCGACGAGGTGAGCGCGTGGGCCGGAGACCAGGGCCTCAAACAGTACGAGGTTTTGAAGTCCGCGCTGGGTGCGCGCCGTCAGCCGCTGATCCTCTCGATCACGACGGCGGGCTACGTCAACGAAGGCATCTTCGACGAGCTTAT